AACGAGCCGCCCGCTTTCCCGATCCGGGCACGCGCCGCCGGCTTGCTGAGCTGCTTCGCGTGCCGCACGCGCGTCTCAACGTCTTCGAGCGCCCGCTCCGCCTCACGGAACAGCGCCAGGTGAAGGAGCTGCTGCTGCTGCGCCTGGATGGCCCCGTCGAAGTCTTGCCGCGCCGCCGCGTCCACCGCGAGCCGCTGCGCCTTGTGCGCCGCCGCCCAGAACCGCTCGGGACGCAGATCGCGAATCCGTGTCTCCGCGACCCGTGCCCGCGCCGCCAGCGTGATCGTCGCCGGCGACGGAATCGCGCGCGCGATGACGCCCGGCCCGCCCGCGGCCTTCCGCTTCAGGTTGTCAACCTCATCCTGCAGCGCGTCGATCTCGACTTGTTGCCGCCCCTCCGCCATCGCGATCTTCAGCTTCTCTTCGGCCTCGAACCACCGCCGTTCGTAGCTGCGCTCCCGCCGCTCGGCCCGCACCGCCTCGACGACATGCGGCTGCACGAGCCGCTTCAGTTCGAGGAGCGCGCGCATCTCCGCCCGCACGACTTGATCCCGCGTCTCATTCGCGATCGCGGCTTGTGCCCGTTCGATCAGCGTCCCATCGAGCAGCATCGACCCGTGTTCGTGAATCAGCCGGCGATCGGTTTCCGCCTCAATCGCCGGCACCAGCGGCGCCGTGCTCGCGAGCGCCGTCAGCAGCTCATCGCCACTGGAGAACCCGAACAGCTCCGCCGCCGCCGCCGGCGTCAGCCCGCCCTCGGTGGTGTAGACATACGGCCGCGGCAAGAGGGCGAGCCGCGCCTTCCCGAACTCGTCGACGATCGCCTGCCGCGACAACTTCATCGGCGTCTTCGTGCCGTCCGGGGCAAGCGGACTGCCATCAGGGAAGGTGCCTTTCTGCATCGCGGCGAGCGCCTGATAGACCGGGCGACCGTAGAACTCACTCGCGACCTCCGCCCGAATCTCGTCGCGCCGGCGCGCCCATTCCGCCGTCTGCGCCCGTTGCACGTCGGCCAAGAGCTTCGCCTGCAGGATCTCTTGCGCTGCCTGCGAGGCGTCCGCGATCGTGGCGCGATACAGCTCGAAGGCGCGCGGACTCATGCCGGCGGACCGCGCATCGGTGAAGAGCGGCGCGACCGTGCCCTGTGCGCTCGCCTCCGCAATCGCGCGATCCGTCGCCACCAACCGATCGAAGACCCCGGTGATCGCCGGCGACAGCCGAATCCCCGCCCGCTTCAGCGCCGCAATGAACGGCATGAGCCAGGCCCGGAAGCGCGCGAAGGCCGCGCGCAACCCGACCGACGGCGCCTGGCCCGTGTGGAGGTAGGCGAGGAACGTGTCGGCGAAGCGTTCGTGCTGCTCGCGGCCTATCTCGGCCCGCGTCGTCACTCCCAGGAAGGTAAAGACGGTGCCTTGATCGGCGAGGAGCTGCTGCTGCCGCGGCGTCAGCGTCGTCGCGTCCCGTGCCCGCAGCTCGTCGGCGGCGTCGCCCATCATCTGCAGATACAGGTGCCCCGTCTCGTGTAAGAACGTCGAGAGATCGGCGCGCGCCGTGAGCGTGATGACGGTGGGACTCAGCGCCGAGCCACCGATGCCGGCGCCGCGGATGCTGCCGCGCCGTTCGTCGAAGAGCACCTCTTCGCCGCGCGCTTGCAGATCCTCGCGAAAGCTCGTCAGCGCCACGTCTCGCGCGGCGGGATTGTCCGACGGATAGGTGACGAACGGAATGCCGTGCCGCTCGAGGATGGCGCGGGTGGCGTCCGACGCATTCTCGGGAATGACCGCGCCGGCAAACTCATCCAACCGCACCGCGCGCTGCGGCTTGCTCTCGAAATACGGCACCGGCGCCTCGAGGAACGCCTGGCCGGCGGCGACGCCTTGCGCGAGGACGGCCGACGGCACGCGCCGGAACCCTTCACGCGCGAGCGCAGAGGCGAGCCGCGACTCCGCCGAGCCCGTCCGCGTTTTCGCCCACCGGGCCAGCGCCCGCATGGACGCATCGAGCCCGTTCCAGGTGTCAATGTGCCCGCGCCAGTCGCGCTCGGTGTAGGACTCCAGCACCGCGTCGCGCCAGGCTGTCAGGAGCGCCTTCGCGCGCTCCCGGCGTTCGGTGATCTCGCCCTCGGGCCGAATCGCCTCCGCGGCGTTCCGCATCCACGTCAAATCGGTAAAGCGCGTCGCCGCCGCGGCCCGTGCCTTCCCTTCGCCAAACACGAGTGTGCTCTGATTGGCCTGCGTTGGCCCCTCGAGCATCTTCTCGACGATGTTCGCCAGGGTGTAATCGACTTTGCGCCGGCCGAGCGTCAGCTTCGGCTCGGGATACATCGGGAGCACCTGTTGCTCGATCCAGGCGAGGAAGGCCGACTCACGCCCGCGCAAGAGCGGCTCGAGACGCTCGCGCGTCAACCCGTATTGCACATCCTGCCGACCGACCGCGGCCACCGATCGGCTGAGCGCGATCTGCCGGCCGAAGAACGGGAGGCCGGCCTCGTCGAGAAATGCCTCGCGATAGGTGCCCCGCAAGTCGTCCTGCAGCGCGACGTTGCCAGGCGCCGCCGTCAGGACGTATTCCTCGATCGCCGTCGCGATGGCCGCACCGAGCTGCTGCTCGTATTCGGTGTCACTGGTGCCGTAGCTGATCGTGCCGCCGTGCGCCTGCACGAACTGCTGGAAGGCCGGCATGGCGACGAAGGCGGCCTCGACCGTCGCCGGCGCGAGCACCGGCTCGACCGCGATCCCCTGCTCACGCAGGAAGAGCGCCTGCGCCGCCAGCGATTGCTGCATCGCCCGCACCGTCTCGCGCGGGTTCGGCGTGTTGATGGCCTTATCCCAGATCGTGTCTTTCAGCCGCTCGTCATCGAACTCCACGCCGACCGCGCGAAACTTGTTGACGAGCGCCTGCGCGACCTTCTGCTTCGCCTTCCCATATTCCGGCTGCGGAAACGTGCTCGTGTAGGCATCCGCATCGAAGACGGGTTGCTTCGTGGGATCCGCGAGATCGCGCTTCCCGATCAGAGTGATCTCGCCGTAGCCCTGCAAGGCGCCCTGTGTCGAGGGCGTCACGGCGATCGACGGCACCGCCAGGCCGCCGAGCTGATCGGCGTGCGCGAGGTTCTCGCTCGAGAGCTGATGCACCGCGGCGAGTTGAATCGCCTGATCGTATTCGGTGATCTTCACGAGCTGATCATCGAAGACCACATAATTGCTCGTGCCCTGCCCGTCTGAGCGCGAGAAGCCATCGAGGTAGCGGATGCCAGCGACGCCAACGGCCGCGAGAGCTTTGGACGCCAGCTCCGGCCCGCGGCGATACGCGGCGGCAATATCCCCGCCAGGCCGGAGATCGCTACGGTAGAGCTGGCCGGCGAGCGCGCCGTAGATCGTCTCCCCTGTCGGATCGACCATGCCCTTCGGAAAAAATCCCTGGTGTTTCTCCTGCCACGCATCGAGCGCGCGCTCGTCGCCCTGCGTTGCGTAATGATGCGCCTCGCGGAGTGACTCCCTGATGCCTACGTCTTCGTTCCAAAGCCGCGAAGCGTCCTTCCCATCGAACCAGCGCAAGAACATCGCCGGCGACTTCGGCTCGAAGGTGTCCCATCGCACGCCGAGCGCCGTGAGCGCATCCTGCACTTTGCGGCTCTGTTGCGACGCCGGTCGGTCGTAGTCGAGATAATCCGCGTCCTCGGGAATGTCAACCACGTAGACACGGCCGGCCCGCGAGGGGGCAGTCACCTCGAGCTGATCGCCATACTTATCGAGCGCCACGATCGCCGCACGCCAGTTCTCAAGGTCGAATCGATCGCGCCCCTGATCCCCACTGAGCGTCTCGCCGCGCGCGTGCATGGCTGTCACGTTCGCGACGCTGCGCTCTAACATCTCGCGCATGGGCGCTTGCCAGCCCGGCCCCGGCTTGACCCAATACGTGCGCGACACAATCTCTAACAACCCGCGCTGGATGATCGGATCCGCTTCCTGCCGGTAGAGCCCGGCATCGCCATTGAAGACGCCGACACCGTTGAACGTGAGATCCTTCGGCCGATCCGGCCCGGCGAGTGCCTGGCGATATCGCTCCGCGATCTCGCGCTTGCTGGAGAAGTAGAGCCCCCATCCGAATGACTGCGCGCCTTCGCCAGTGCCGAGCGCGTGCAGCGAAAACTTTTCAAACTGATGCGGCGAGCCGTGGAAGGCCCCCTGAAAGAGCGTCGCCTGCTTCCCTTTCCGCTGCGACACTTCCGAGGTCAGCGCAAACGGGGCTTCAAGTTCCGGCGTCGCGATCTCTTGCTCGCGCACCTCTTCGGCGCCAGGGAGCCGCGGCTGCACTTCGCCGGTGTCGAGCGCGTCCGTGACGATCAGACGCCCACTCCCGTAGAGTCGTTTCAGTTCGTCAACCCTGAAGGTCCAGATTTCGCCGGCGAACGGATCTTGCCCGGCGCGCTCCGGCGTCACCATCCACACGACGCCCCCGCGCACGGTTGAGCCCTTCTCACCTTGCGGCGCGACCACTAACGGCTTCCCGTCGATCTCAAACCGTGTGCCTACTCTGACCTTGATCGTGGGCTTCACCGGCGGCGCTTCGTCGAAGAGCCCCTGATCAAACTCCGTTTCGACGAATGCCTCATTCAGCCACCACCGCGCACGCGGGTCGATGCCCACACGCCGCCGCAGCGCCTCAGTCCCGGGGAAGGTGCTCGTCCCTTCTGGCGCCTCGCCGAGCCGAGACACCCATTCCAGCTCGAGCACTAGGTCGTTGATGTCGCCGATGTGGGCGAATCGCTCCTCCTGGTTGAGCATCCGCACCATATCGTCGAGAGAGAGGCCCACGGAGGCGAGCCCACGCGACGCGCCCGCGCGCACCCGGAAGACGCCCCGCACCCCGCCGAACGAGCCGAACGGCCCGAGTGCCGGCGAGTCCTTCACCCATCGCAGCTCGAGCCCCTGGCCGCCCGTGCGCTCCTCGTAGTCGACGCTGATCCCGCCCGCGGCGGCAATCGCCTCCAAGAGCACGCGCGGGTTGTGGCCTTCGAGGCGCCACTCTTGATCGAGGGACTCGACCAGCTCGACGCGATCATCGAACTCTCGGCGGAGCGCCGTGAGATTGACCGTTGGTTCGAGGGCGCGGGCCGCCTCAGCGACCGCCTCAAAGACTTTGGAATAGTGCGCTACGCGGCGGGCCGTGCGGGCGACGGGCGTTTCGGGGACGACGCGCCGCTGCCCGGCTTTCGGCCCGGTTTGGTAGGTAGTCGTCCGGGCGACTGGAGTGCTTTCTTCAATGCGAGATAGGGGCCGACGCCCGCCTTCACGAGCTGGTGCGCGCGCCGCTTCTGCGCCGGTGTCATCGGGCCTAGTCTGCGCCGCCGCCGCCGCCGTGTCAACGGCTCGACGCTGTGCCGCGGCGCGTGTCAGGAGCGTCGGATCCGCCGCCAGCGCCCCCGTCGGCGCCCGGCGCTCCACGCCGCCCGGCGCCGCTCCAGCCTCCTCGCGACGCTCGAGCGCCTGCGTCTCGGCGTCCGTCAGCGGCGCCGCCACGGCGCTCAGGGTGACTTGCGCCGCCGCCCTGGCCGCCGCCTGGCGAGCCGCCGGCGCTGCGGAGGGGGGTAGCCCTTCCCGAGTCGCCGTCAGCCCGTAGCGGGCCGCATATGCTACCGGGTCCACCCCCAGGATGTCGGCCACGTTCCCGACGACCGACGTATGGAGATCGGCGTAGGTGGCTGCTGTGCCGGGCTCGACGGCCGCCGCCGTCAGGTCGGCAAGGAGCTGCTCGCGGATCGGGCTTGTCGGCTCAGGCGCCGCCGGAGGCCGCGCCGTCTCCCGCGCCTGCTGCTCGAGGAAGACAGCCGACTCGCGGCCGTTCATCTCGTGCGGCTTCAGCCGAAGCTCTTGCGCGAAGAACGCATTATGCTCGGTGCCGGCGAGCTTCGCCGCATACCGCGCGGTGGGAATCACGAGATCCTCGGTCGCCGACGCATGGGCAAACGCCTCGACGCTGCCCGTCACTTCGACCGCCATCTGTTCCGGGTCAACGCCTTTGTCCTGCCAGTATTCGACCCAGGAGTCGAGCGGGACGTAGACATCCCGAATCGGGCCGTCCTTCGTCGCGTCCGCGAGGAACGATTCGAGCGCCTCGGGCATCCGCTGCGCTGTCTTCGATTGGGCGACGCCTTCCCCGAGCGTCGTGAAGAACTGCACGTTCCGCTGCGCCTGCTGCGCCCGCTGCACGCCTTGCTGCACTTGAAGAGCCGCGCCAGGCAACGGCAGTAAGGCGAACGCTTGCACCGCGCCGAGAAATTCCTGCGCGACCTCGGCGACGATCTCCGGCCCGGTCAGCCGACGGGTTCGCGGCTTCCCTTCTTGCTCGCGCTCGAACGCAGCCGCGGCGACGGGATCGAGCATGTTGACTCGACGCCCTTTAGGCGTGATAAAGGTTTCTCCCGCCCACCGCCCACCATCCATCGGCCCTCGCGAATACGTCGATTCGACCGAAAACGTCGGATGTCCGTGCTGCTTGAACGTATCAGGTAAATGATCGACTCCCCACTGATACGGGATCGGCCCGTTCGCTTTGAAGAACCCCCGGTAATCGTAGGCGGCCGTTTCCAGGTCTTTGATGCCGCTCTGCTGCGCCCACGTTTGAAAGGCTTGTTCGTCCGCGTCGCCAAGACGTGTGACTTCATCCGTTCCAGGCTCGCTTGTGATCTTCGCCAGCTCGCCGGCGAGCACGGTCACCGCCCGCTGCCCGGCTTCCGTGACGGACTCGCCCGCGAGCGTCCCGGCATACTCGCGGCCGGCCGCCGTGAGCGCCGCGAGCACCGTCGGCGACTTCAACGCTTGCCGGATCGCCCCCCGCGTCACCGCGCCGCGCAACCGCTTGACGCCCGGGATCGTGTTCGCGAGGAGCTTGAACTGCACCGTTTCGAGCAGCGCATTGATCGCCCCGGCGCCCATCGCCGCCATGCGCGCCGCGTGCGGCTCGATCCCGGCGTCCAGAAATTCGTCGTAGGCGAGCCCGGCTTCCAGGTCATACCCGAATTGCAAGGCGCCGTAGACGCCGCCCACCGCCGCCCCGGCGCCCAGGCCGGCCACGGCCCCAGGCAGCCCGCCCGCCAGCGCGCCCGCCGCGGCCCCGCCAGTTCCGACGGCCGCCGCCGTCTTGGCCGCCGATTCGGCGCCGCCCATGACCATCGCGAGCAGGTTCGCGCCGCCCGTCACCGCCCCACGAAACCAGGACTCACCCACGCCGAGCGCCCCGCCGGCGCGCATGTTGTATTTATAGGACTCGAGCAGATCCCGCTCCGCGCGCGTGAGCGTCGCCCCGTTCACTTCGCGCGTCCGCATCTGCGACAACCGAATCTGATTGACGCCTTGCTCGAACGCCCGCGTCGGCGCCGTGACAATCCATTCCAGAAAGCCGAGCGCCTCGAGGTCATCCTTCGCGACCGCCGCATTCTCCGGTTCTTCGAGCCAGGCCGCGAGCGCCGGCGTCTCCTTGCGGATCGCGCGGTAGGGCTTCTCGATCTGGCCCTTGCGCGCATACTCGGCGAAATTGCGCTCGACGACCGCGGTCGGCACCCCGAACTGCTGCCCGAGCCGCCGCGCCTGCGCCGCCTGATCGGGCGCCGCGTCCGCGACCTCGCCGAACGTCCGCCGCAATCGCTGCTCGCCGGCCGCGTGCAGCTCGCGCACCGTCGCATCAAACGGATTCGGACTCGCCGGCGCCGGCGTCGGCGCGTCGCCTTCGAGCTGCTGCAGCGCCTCGTCGAGCCGATTACCGGGCATTCGGCTTCGCCTTGTGTGCGCGCCAGATGTCGAGCACGGTCTGATCGGTCACGGGTTGCCCATCGCGACGTAGCGCGTCCTTGATCTGTTTGAGCACCGCCGGCGGAATGTCGCCGACCCGTTCCTCGAGCAACCGCTTCCCTTGCTGCACGTTGAAGAACGGCTGCCCCGTCAGGAAGCCGAACCACGACCCCTCGATTTTCGGCGAGGACGGCCGCAGCAAGGCGTCGACGTGCTGCTGGAGATCGCTGTTCGTCGGCTTGCGGCCCGCCGCCTGCTCCGCGTCGACGAACCGACTCAGCGCCCGTTCAAGATGCGCCTTCGCGTCCGCCTCCGGCGTCCCGAACTTCGCCGCCGGATCGATGCCATATTCGCCGAGCGCGCTGTGAACGATCTGCGTGTTCGTGAGGAACCCGGCGTATTTCGTATCGTCCGCCGCGGCCCCGCCCTTCCGCACGGCGACCTGGACGCGCGTCAACTCCTGAAAGTCCGAATCACTCAAGCTGCCTTTGTAGTCGAGCAGATTCTCGCCGGCAAACTTCTCCGGCGACTGACTCGCCGACATCATGAGCCGATACCAGGTGCCTTGATTCGTCGTTTGGGCCGCCTTGCCCTCGACCAGCCGATCGGCATACGCCCGCAACGAGGCTTTCGTCGCGCCCGTGAAGCTCGCCATCATCGCCGGCGGAATCGAGCGGAGGCTCTTCGTGCGGTCGAGAATATTGAACGCCTCGATCGAATGCTGCTCATACTCCTCGTCGGCGAGGCGCTTGCTGATGGCGTTCTCGTGCTCGACGTAGACGCGCACGTCATCGCGCACTTTCGGATCGTCGATCGCGCGCACCTTCTCGAGCTGTTCCTTGAGGCTGCCACCGGCGCGCACGATCGCGTCGGCCTGCCGCTGCGACTCGCGCCGGCGCCCGCCCTCCTCGAGCGCCTTCGTGATGTTGTCGATCGCGCTGCCGTCGATCGCGCTCCGCGTTTCCTCGAAATAGACTTGCGCGGCGGTGTCCTGGCCGTCTTCGAGGAGCTGGTAGATCACCCCTTGATGGATCTTCGTTGCCGCCGTGCGCGTGAGCGTCTCGACTTGCTTCGGCCCGAGCCCGAGCTTCGGTCCCGACGTGCTATAAGCGTCGACCACCTTCTGCAGCTCGAGGCCCACCATCCGCGGATCCTGCGCGTTGCTAATCGCCGTCGAGATCGAGGTATCGACGAGCCCTTGCAACTCCGTGGCCCGCAGGTCGGTGATCTCCTTCGCGACGTGGCGGCGGAGCGCCCCGTCGAGGTTCAGCGCGTGATTGGCGCGCGACTTCGCGAAAGCGAGCCGCTGCCGATCCGTCGAGAGGCCCGCCCCGATCTCGTCGGCATACGCCTCGAACTCCGCGCCGACCTGTTCTGGCAGCAGCATCGCCGCTTCGCCATGCTGCACGAGCGCGCCCGCGTCGGGATCGTAGAGGCGCGCATTGCTCCACTTGCCGAGCTGCGTCTCGAACTTCAGCGCCGCGATCTCGTCGGCATCGTCCGACCCCTCTTGCCGGAGCCGCTGCGCCCAATTCGCCGCCTCGCGCACGCCGAACGCCCCGAGGGACGCCAGCGTCTCGAACTTGTCCGCGCGCGCCAGCTCCAGCCCGGCGCCGGTGGAGGTCGGCGTCTCGGCTTCGGTGAGTCGGGCGGCCGGCAGCGCGGCCGTCCGCACCCGTCGAGGCCCGTAGGCGCGCACTGTCGGCATGGTTCCCCTACCTTCCCTGCCCGTATTTCAACTGCAGCACCGACGAGGCCCCGCCGATGATCGAGCCCGCCGCGGCGAACCGACTCGCCGTCTGCTGCTGCCGACCGGCCGCTTCGAGATACACGCCCTCCTTGCGGGCAATCGTCGCGCGCTTCCGCAAGTCCACCGCCTGCACCTGATAGCCCCAGGCTTCCCGCGCCGCGTTCGTGCGAATCGTCAGCGCGTCCAGCTCCCCGAGAAACCGGGCATCCGTCTGCACGTCCACCGCCGTGCCATAGCTCACGTCAATGTTGCCGGCCGCAAAGCCGGCGCGCTGACTGCCGACCATGTTCCGCACGAGCGCGCGATACTCGTTCGCTTCCTGCCGGCCACGCGAGATCGCGTCGGCTTCTTGGAGATCGGCCACGCTCGCGTTGTAGTCTGCGAGCTGCGCCTGGCTCTCCGCGGATTCGCGCTGTGCTTCGCCGGCTTTCTTGGCGGCGTTGCCCGCCTTCACCTGGCCGACCACCTGGACGGCGGTCGACGCGGCCGAGAGCCCAATCAGGATCGGAATCGCGGCTGGCATGTTAGTGGCCCCCCATCGGCAGCACGTAATGATCCCCGGGGAGTTTGGTGCCCCCCGCATGGACGATCAAGCGCCGCACGTCATCGGTCAGCGCCGCCGTGAGCACCGCCTGCACCCCGAGCCCGCGGACGAGCGTCTGCATCCCGGTCCAGAGCGCGCGCGACACCAGGCCCGGGCGCCGATACGCGGGATCCACCCAGAGCCCCTCGACATGCACGTAGCGGATCGCGGCCCAACAGCCGATGACCGTCCCGTCCTCCGCCTCCACGACGAGGATCTCGCTATCGCGGATCGGGAGATACTGCCAGGCGGTCGCGAGTTCCGTGCCCGCCAGCCGGTGCCACTCGTCCCGCGGGAGCCGGCGCAGCGTCAACTTACTCATAGAGCACGTCGGCATCGCTCTTGCGCGTCGCCTTCGCCGCCAGCGCCATCTCGGTAATTTGCAACGACACGGAGCAGGTCGCCTCGCCGCCCTGGCTTTCGCTTTCACTCACGCGCGTCACGTCCACCGAGGCCGTCAGCGTCATCGTGGCGCCGACCTCCGGCAGCGCCTTCTTGAGCCCGAGCTTTTCGAGCGCCTCGGTGTCGAGGGTGATCTCGAGCCCGTAGGGATAGGCCGGCGCGTCCAGCATCGGCGACTTCGCCGCGTTCCCGTGCGCCGACCGATCGACTTTCATGCTGATGAGTTTTGCCACGGTCACCCTCCGATGTCGAGATTCGGGATCGCCCCGAGCACGGTAAGCGGGAGCGGATTGTTCTGTCGCACGACGATCCGCCCGTGGTGCGTCCAGTCGGCCTTGATGATCACTTCGAGCGCATCGTTCACCAGGCCGGCCGCGGCTTCCCACGGCGCCGGCCGGTAGTCGACCAGGTGCGCGGTGTCCGGTCCCGCCTGGAAGACGCGCGTCGACCGCTCGACGAGCAGCGTCACGCTCTGCGGGCGCTTGCGCTTGTCGCGCACGCTCGTGCCGGGCGCGTCAAGGTCGAGCAGCTCGATCTCCGCATGACGGATCGCGAGGCCCACATGGATCACGCTCCGCGCCGCCGGCAGCGTGATCGAGCCGGCCGTGACGGTGAAGGTTGCCGCGCCGGCCGCCGCCGGATCGCCGTTGAACACGACCACGCCATCACCCAGGACCGCCACCACTTCACCCTCGAGATGATCCAGGCCCGACACCACCGTGATCGGCGCGCCGTCGTAGCTGAGCCCGGCATCCACGAAGAAGGCATCTTCGAGCACCAGGAACAAGCGCGAGGCCATCCGCTCGATGTAGCGCACCGCCCCGCCGTCGATCGTGCGATTGACCAGCAGGTAGACCGCATCCTCGTCCGCCTCCGGCACGACGCAGACATCGAGCACGCTGCCCGCCGCCCCTGTATCGTGTCGATGCCAGCCCCAGATGTCGTCGTCGGGCACGTAGGTGAGCCCGAGTAACAGCCCGTCGGAGCGCACCGCCCACACGACCGACTGCGGATTCTGCGCGAAATCCAACTTGCTGATCGTGTAGCCGTCGAACAGGTGCCCGGCGAAGAGCGTCAGATCGCGCCCGTTCAGCCCGTTGACGTTCGCGTCGAGCTGGAGATCGCGCACGATCCGCCCGCGCGCTTGCACGTAGATGATGCTCTTGCCCACAACGACCGGCACCGCCGGCGAGGCGCCCCAGTAGCCGAATTGATCCGCTTGAATCGAGGTCGGGATCAACGGGCCGTCCCCGCCGCCTTGAATCACCCACTCGCCGCGGTCGGTCAACACGATCAGCGGGCCGAGCCCGATGAGATGCTGCACCGGATGCCGCTGCACGCCCGCGAGCCGAAACGTCACCGCATCGTCGTCCTGCAACGGCGAGCTGATCCCGAAGTTGCGCGGAAAGCCGATCCGCGAGCCCCAGATCACCTCTGGCTCGAGGCGGGAGTTGGCGAAGAACCGCCGCTGTTGAAAATACGCGGCCATCGCCGGATACTCGCCGACCGCATCGAAGAGGCGCACCGGCAACGGCGGCGACTGCGAGAAATCCGGCGGGAACCCGATGTCATGGAACTGGAACGCGCCTAAGCCGCCCGTGCCGTCCCAGACCGCCGTCGCCAGGAACCCATAGATCCCGTTGCGAAACGGATCGCAGTAAATGTAATACTCGGCGGCCCCCGCGCTCGGTGTCCATTCGAGGCTGAACGGTTCGTTCACTCGCGGCCCGATCTCGCGGAACACCGGCCAGGGCGTCGACGCTTCGGACTCCTCATACGTCTCCGCGTCGCCCGCCGTCACAACGTAATCGAACTTCCGATTGTTGTCGCCGCCGCTGCCGGTCCCTGTGAGGTCTTGCGGCGGCTGAATCGTCGGCCCCGTCACGACCGGGACGACCGTCCAGCTCGTGAAGTCGTTGAAGCGAAGCTCCTGCGGCGCGATGTCCGCATGCGTGAGCGTGATGACCGACCCTTGTTGCTCCCACCGGCAGAGCCCCGGCGCAGGGAACGGGTGCGGAATCTCGTAGAGATCGCCCGCCGGCATCGCATACCAATACGTCGCATTCGGCGGCTGCTGGTTCGTGTGCGCGAGGATGCAGTAGTAGTTCACCCCGAGCCGCGACGCGAGATCCCCCGCGACGTAGGCCGTCGCCCCGTTCCACGCCACCACGCCGGCGACGGTGATCGCCGCCCCGTTGAGGAAGAACCGAAAATAGAGATGGCCGCACTCGATCAGGACGCTCTCGCCGGAGACTTCCGACACGTAGCGCATGAACTGTTGCCGGGTCGCCGTCGTCTTGGTCGCCTCGACGAAGCGCGTCCCCGGCCGGTTCGCCACGCCCCCGTGCCGCTGCACGATGAAATTGCGACAGGCCCGCAGCGCGGTTTGATACTTCGGCACGTCCGCGCGCGCCGCGAGACTCGGCGACAACTCGCCGCCGGCGAACGATCGCTGGATTGCGCTCGTCGTCATGGCGTTACCGGCCCTCGATCCATTCCGCCTCGCCGGCCCGTTCGTGCTGCTGCTCGTTGCTCGACACCGCCGACGCCTGCCGCAACGTGAGCAAATACATCGTCCACGCCTTTTCGGCCATCTTCTCGACCCGACTCATGGAGGGCGCGAGCGTCGCCGCCAGGCGCCAGGTGAAGGCATCGATCCAGAGGTCATCGGCCCACAGCGCCTCGCAATCGATCATCGTGTATTCGAGCACCGCCGCCGGTTCGTCCGTGTAGAGCAGCAGCCCGTTCACGTCGCGCCCGACGCGGAAGGGGATCGGGTTGCGATCGAACTTGCGGCCGGTCCCCGAGGCCGGCACCATCCGCCGCGCGAACAGGCAATCGATCGGCCAGCGATAGGCGTGATCCCAGTCCCCGTTCGCCTCCGCGCTTGGCGTCTCCGTCCAATACGTCGTGTTCGGCGGCGTGAGATTGAGGCTCGCGAGCACGGCCCAGTAGAGCGTGCCGCTCAGGTCGACGACATCCCCGATCGCGTAAGTCGCCGACGCGGACCACGCTTGCACGAGCGGATCCGTCCACGTCGCCGGCCCCTGCACCACGGTCAGCGCGGCGTATTTCGTCGCGAACGACCAGGGGAACACCCGGAGATTCGCGCGAAGGTGATGGTCATAGGCGAGGCTGCCCGACCAGGCCGCCACGCTGACCTCATCGAGCGCGACGATCCCATTCGACACGCCGATCTTGAGCAGCGCGAGGTTGAGCAGTTCAATGGCGGTCATCCGAGTAATCCTATTCTCTGCCGACCGATGTCGTGTGGAAACCAGCAGGCCGCCTTCACGGGCTCGAGGACGCACTCCTCGCCCATGTTCGGGTTCGTGCCGCTCGCGTCAGGACTGAGCACGATCTGCGGCAGCACGATGAACGGGCAGGACGGCGAATTGCCGAAGCGGGGCAAGTCGCCATCGTTGCCGGCGCCCACAGGGCCGACCCCCGCAACGAAGGTGTTCACATCGAACGTCACGAGGACCACGCCGTCGCTGATGCGATATTCCGTGAACCGTCCCACCTTGTTGCCGGCGATCGTGCCGACGGCATACGCCCAGAACGTCGTGCGATCGGCGCCGAGCGCCAGCCGCGGACCTTCAATCCGAGCCGGCGGCGGCGTGAACACGAAATCCCGAATCGTGGCACCGCCAGGACTGAGGAGTCGGATGAACCAGTCTTGCGCGCCGTCGCCATACGTCGCGAGGATGTTCTGATTGGGCAAGACGAACATATCGAGGCCGATCTCGCGGCCGCCCACGCCCCCGACCAGATTGCTCAGCGGCAGACTCGTCGTGAGATCGAACCGGCGAATCGGCTCGTTCGCTAGCTCCGTGGTGGTGTGATAGAGAATGTTGGTGAGGCGGTCCACGGCGATCGCGTGCGCGTTGTTGGGCACGACCCAGATCGCCCCTTGTTGGACGCCGGCGGCCGAGATCGCGCGCACGTCGGTGTTGGGCGCAGCGTGATTCTGTGACACATAGAACGTGTCAAGCCCGTCGTCGCGAATCGACAGGCCGCCGGCGTTGTCCACCAGCGGAATCGTGGCAATCAAGGTGAGCGCCGCGGAGTAAATCATCACCGCGACCGGATCGGCGGTCATGTCATCGTTGGACAGCGCGAGGATCCCAGACGGGAGGACCGCGCCGAACTCCCCATTCACGAGATTGCGAAATTGGAGCGGCATGCCCGCGGCCGGATCCATGAGCAGGGCCGAAAACGGGGGCGTGTCGTCGTTGAAGAGCAGGGATCCCACCGGCGCCGCGAGTCGGGGCGAGAGCGCGACCCGCAGCGAAAGCGCCTCGTAGGGTTCGATGCTCCCGATGTCCTGATCCACCTTAACGTAATACGTCACGCCTGGGGTGGTCGGAATCACGCCGACTTTATCGCGCGTGACCCCATAAGGGAGCTGCGTCGGCGCACTCTCTGGGCCAATCCAGAACGAGATCACCGGCCGCAGGTTCAATCCGGCCAGGGTGTAGGCAAGATGGCTGACGGCCAACTCGCCAGGCCCGGTGGTGTATTTGAACCAGTTGGCCGGATCGAGCACCGCCTGCGTGATGAGGACTTCGTGCGTCGGGCTCGCCGCTAAATCGGCGGTCAGGTCTTGAGCGGTCTGGATGGTGGAATTGCTCATGTGGCCCCACCGCGGTCAGCGGCCCTACTCCCCGAGCACGTCGCGCGTCGCCGTCTCGGTGGGCGCAGCGGCCTCAGCCGCCGGCGCACCAGGATGCTCGCGCGTCATCCACTTCCGCGAGAAATCCGACGCCTTGAATAACGTGAACACGTCCCCGACGCGCTGGCGCGTGCCCGCGTAAAACCCTTTGGCCGTCGCCGTCACATTCAACCCGCCATCGGCGACGGGCGTCTCCGGCGTCGCCTTGGTCAAGCTGCTCTGCACGTCGCGCGACCGCTTCCCAGTGGCCGCCTGCTTCCGCGTTGCTGTCGCCATAGTGGCCTGTGTCCTTTCACCGCACCCGCAGGGCCGCGGCATCAGAGAGAGAGAAGTTGGTAGTAGACGATGACATCGAGCGTGTTGGCGGCATTGCCCCCCGTGAACGCTCCGGCGGCGCCGTTGGTCGCCGATAGCACCACGGCCTGATTCGCCAGGTCGGCCACGACGCCAAACTCTGCGGTGTCGGCCCCGAGAATGCTTGTATCTAATGGCGCGAGCCGTCCATACGCCTCCGCCCCGGCGGCCAAGACGCCGCTGACGCTCGCACCTTCTGCTTCGCGCAGCGGCCCCAACACGTAGCCGGTTGCCGGCGTCATTTGCAGCCCGAGCTTGGCCGCCGCGTCGATGTTCGTGTAATTCGCCACCCAGTTATGCAGGCAGATCGAGAGGACCGGGATAATCACCTGTCCCGCCCCAGGCGCTAGCACAATATCCACCCCCGTCGTCGGCAGCGCCTTGATCTGCGCGTTATTGAGGCGGACCCGCGCAGCCCGGAACAAGCTGGCCCCGAAGAGGATGCTGAGATTCTCCCGTTCGATCTCCGTGAGTCGTCGTCGCATGATGTCCTTTCCTCCTCCACACGCCGCAGTGGAGCGGGGACGCGCGACGGTCCCCACCCCACTGCCCCTCCCTACGGCTTACAGCGCGTTGTCGTAAGCCTTCCACTGTTTCGGATCGTGCGTCAGGAAGGCGTTGAACGCGCCCGCCGTGACATCGTTCGTGATGATGTTGAGCAGCACGCCGACGAACCGCTCATACGCCGGCAGCTCGCCCGGCAGCGGCACGCAGAACGTAAAGCCGGCCACCAGGGACGCCTTCGGAATGAGCTGCGTGCGAATGTGCTCAGTCGCCGTGCCATCCACGGCAATCGCCGCGAGGGAATCCGACGCCAGCACGAACGCCACGCTCGCCGCGCCGCCCGCCGCGAGCACGGTCGTCGTGATTTGGATCACGAGATAGAGCGGCCGGGGCGGCGACCCCAGGTTCCGCGCCACGGACGTATCGATCACGTCGCCTTTCAAGACCAGCGACACCGCCGCGTTGATCATCGAGGTCGCATCCGCGAACTCCGTGCGTTCGTCGAGGATCATGCCAAACACCGTGACGCCCCCGCCCACCGCGAGCGCCGCCCAGAGATCGAGATGCCCGGTCACCCAGGCGCCCACGAGCACCGCCGCAATCGCGGCGACCCCGAGATACTTCTGCTTCATGATGAGTCTCCTTCGGAAAAGTCCAGCACAGCCAGGCTCGAGTCCCCGGCATCGTTTGATACCACCGTCCTCAGACGACGAGCGCCTCGTTGTTGAGCAGCGAATCGCAGCGCCGCACGGGGATGCCGTCGAAGGTCATCACATGCTTGCCCGCCACCTGATCCATCGTCAACGTCGAGGCGGCCACCTTGTTGACGATCTGCCGCCGCAGGAAGCTCTTGATGGTGCGGTTGCAGTAGAACGCCGGCCGCCCGGCGCTCAGCGAATTGACCAGCTCGAGCGACTGCGCCATGAGATCGATGAGGTCGTCGCCCGTCGCCGCGTTCTTCACGAGATCGCTGATTTCGATGTTCGCGATCCGCACCACCGCGCGCCAGTCGCGCACGGTCAGGCCCACGTCCCATCGGTAATGAGTCCGATAGGCTTCCATGCGGCCCCCGGCCCCGTCGACGTTCTCGATCGTGACCTGGCCCTTGTCGTTCATTTGGAAGCCGCCTTTGCTCCCTTTCGGGTAGATCCCATGGACGGTGTTCTCGCCCCAGACGACGAGCCAGATTGACGTGTTGTCGGTGTCGTTGCTGCTGCCGAGGATGATGTTCTGGCCGTTCTCGGCGGTCGTCAGGTTGAAGCGCGGCGCGAGGCCGGTGAACGCTTCGGGCTCCGTGTCCTCATTCGCGTAGAACAGGGAATCCGAGACTTCCTGGTTGAAGCCTTCGAGAATCGGCATGTTCTCCGACAGCCGAAACGCCGGCGTGTTGCCGTTGAGGTCCGCAAGCGCCTTGTCGACTTCGGCGTAGTTCTCGAGCATGCCGCACGAGTCCACGATCTTGACCGAGGTGCTCTTCGTCGGCTGCACGCCGCCGTAGAGCTTGCGCCACGTCGGCGCCGGGATGCCCGTGCGAATCGTCGTCTGGTGCCCCGTGAGGAGGTTCCCTTCGATCATCACGAAATCGTCGAGCACCTCGTTCGTCTTGTTGAGAATTTCGATGATGCGCGTGACCCGATCGTCCGGGCCAAGGATCATCGCCAGGTCGAGCAAGGTCGGATTGATGGTGGTCAGTGTCGCCATAGTCTTCTATCTCCTGTGGGATCGGCCGCGCGGCGGTTACCCGCCGAACAGCACCTCCGCGTCTGATTTCCGTTCGCCCCCGCGGGCCGTGCCGCGCCCGCTGACTTTGCGATCTTCGCCGGTCATCTGCGCGACCCGCACGAACGCACGCACGACGGTGATGTTGTTATCCCCGCCGCCCGCGTGCAGGAACTCCAAGAACGCTGCCCGATCGGGATCGTCCTTCGGGTAGATCCGATCGATGCCGACGTTCGCGAGGCGCATCGTTTCCGCGAGATGCGCGCCACCGAGATCCGCGTCGGCCGTCGTTTCCGCGAGGAACCCGTCGCTCTGGGCTTTTGCCGCCAGCGCGTGTTCATCGAGATACGCCTGCGCCTCCACGTTCGTATAGTTCGCTTTGCGCGCCAAGTCTTCGATCACCTTAAGGTGGCTCGTATAGACCAGGCCGCCGGGCGGCACCTTCAGCTCGTATTTCGCCGGCGCGCCCGCGGCTGCAAGCGCAGCGGCGGCAGCGGCGGCCTTTGCCTCGGCTGTCGGTTCCGTCTTGTCTTTCCCTGCGTCGGCTGCGGCGGCTGCGGCCGTCGCCTCCGCTGCCGCATCGGCGGGTTGTTGGCCGAGTGCGGGCTTGCTCGCCGCGGCGGCTGCAGCAGCGGCCGCGATGGCCGCCGCGTCTCCGGTGTCCGTGCTTGTGGCGGCGCCGGCTTCTGGTGTCATGCGCTTTGCTCCGTCCTCGCAGGCGTGTGCGCTGCGTCAATTTCGCGGGCGAGTTGATCCGTCCGATCCAGCTCTTCGCCGGCCATCCGCAGCAGCGCCCGCGCATCCGCCGCTTTGATCCAGCGCATCAAGAGCAGGCCGAGCCCGCGGCGCCCCGCGTTGTAATGAATCTTCGCGCTCAAATCCCAGGTATTCGCCGAGAACTCCGGGTTCTCCTCGCCGAGATGCCCGACATCACAGCGCGCCTCGAAAAGCAGGCGCATCAGCACCCGCCGCGTAGGCGCGTGCCCGAGCGCCGCGCGCATATCGTCCCGCTGTTGAAACTCGAGCCGGCGGTTGTGCTTCTCCGCAAACGCGCGTTGGGATCCGTCTCGTGCGTTGCGCTGGAGCGCCCGATCAGCCATCAGGCGGACCCCGCATTCCGTAGGAGCCGCGTGAGGGCGTTATCGGTATCGAGTGGCGTCTCGCTCGCCAGCTTCCCGGCCTGCGCGAACCGGGACGCCGTTTCCGCGTCGGCCGCCATCGCCTGTTGACGCTGCGCCGCCTCCTGCATCGCTTGCGCGTCCTCGTTGGACCGCACCAGCCGCGGATCCACCCCGAGCATCTCGCCGTAGTTATCGACCGCTTGATGCTCGTCCACCTTGACCACGACGCTCGGGAAGGTCTGCGCCATCGCGGCCACGGAGTTGAGAAAGCGATCCTGCGCGACCACCCCGACGAGCTTCTGCGCTTGCGCCAAGATGCTCAGATACTCGACCCGCAGCGCGACCCCCTGGATTTCTTCCGGCGGCTCGGGAATCAAGCCCGCCGCGTCCATCAGCTCATACGTCCGATCGATGAGCGGCTCGAGCAGCTCGTCGTTCATGCGCTCCAAGAGCGGGCCGAGCGCGAGCAACTTCTCTTCGTGCCGCTCGTCGATCTCGCGCGCCGTGGCCCGCTGGTTGCGCTGATCGGTCGCGAGCATGAGGAAGAGATCCTCGTAGAACGCGCGTTGAATCATGTAGCGGACATCGCGGATGTCGGCCGTGAGGTGCGAGATGTCGACGCGCGTCTCATGGACCGACCGCAGCCCGGCCTGCCCCTGCGAGGTGTCCTCATACGTGATGTCGGCCGGCAAGATCGAGACTTTCTGAGAGCGGAGCTGCGAACTCCCGACGAGCGGCGGGTCGATCTGCTTGTTCAGCGCGCGGGCTTTGTTCTTTTGCTCCGACTGCAACTGTTTCACGTCGCCGAGGGCCGTCATCCCGGGACAGTCGGTCCCGTAGGTATCCTCATGCGAGGTCACGTCCCACCGCGGGCAGAGAATCGGGAAGGACTGAAACCCCGATTCGCGCAAGAAGCCCACGGTCGGATTGCCTTGCGCGCCCTTTTCGTAGTGATAGCTCGACCAGGGCAGATACTTCGATTCCAGCCGACGCGGGTCGGCGTCCTCGTTCGGCAGCACGATCCAGCAGACATCGACCGGCGCCTCGTAGTCGCCACGGTCCCACAGGTCTTTGACGCGCGGCGAGAGGTTCGTCCAGTCGATGTCGCGGTAGCCGGCGCGCACGCCGAAGTCGAGCACGAGCTGCCGCACCGTCGTCTCGTATTCCCGGTAAAACGTCGTCACCAGGCCGCGGTTGTCGATCCCGAGAGAGTAGCTCCCGATCGGATACGTGTAGGTGCGAAAGAGATCCTCGGAATCCTCGAGCAGCGCCATCGCGGAGGTCGCAAACATCCCCATATCGCCGTAGATGATCGGCAGCGAGTTGTAGAGGTTCGACTGCTGGAACACCGCGCGCATGCGGTCGGTGACTTCGTGCAACCAGGCTTTGACGACCGGGCGACGGTTCAACGCCGGATCGGGCGTCGAGAGGCTGAACCACGGCCGCGCCGGCGACGTCAGGCCCGCGTGCAAGCCGCTCTGGAGGGTCCGCAGGGCGAAGCGCCCCGTCGAGTCGATGATCTTCTGATTGCGCTTGTCGCCCTTGTTCCGATCGCTCGTCATCATCCGCAAGCGCCGCGGCAAGAGGAACTCGGAGATTTCGCGCCAGTGGGCGTCGAAGCTGCTGCGCTCCGTCCAGAGCGTCATCGCGAGCTTTTGAAGCCGCTGCCGCTTCCCGAGCGTATACGTCACCGCCATGCCGCTAGGCTCCGCCGCCGATGAGGGATTTCGCCTGATACGCCAGGGCCGATCCGAATCCGAGCCGGCGGCGTTTCGGCAGCGCGCCCATGATGCCGGCGACCCCGCCGCTCAGGCCGCCGCCTGGCGTGCGCCGGCGTCGAATCGAGGCCGCGCGCGCCAGCATCTCGGCGTCTGATTGCAGCGGTGTGTTCGACATCGCCGCGGCGTCGGGTGTCGCCTGCTCCGCCGCCGCGGCCGTCGCCGCGGGATTCGGCCCTGACGCGCTCCGTGCTTTCTTCTTCGCCAGCGCCGCCCCACCACTGAACGCCCCGAGCCCGATCGCAATCGGAATCACAGCAGGCATAGTGCCGGGTAGTATACGCCCCCACCGGTAGCGGTGTCACATCTTTGACAGGCTAGCGCCACGGATCCTCTTCCCCGTGGGCCGCCGTGTGCTGGCTCGTCGCGATGGCCCGCAGTCCCCGCGGCATCTCCGGCAGCGCGAAGGTTTCATCGAGCGCGTCGGAGAGATCGGGTGAACGGCCGAGCCGCTTCTTGATTTGGTCCTTCGGCTCGATCATCAGCTTACCCTTATGGAACGTGTAGGTCGCGGCCGTCAGCTCGGCTACTAGCTCTTTCGGCACCTTCGGCAGCGCACCGCCATCCTTCACCCATTGCGCTTTGCGGAAGGCCATCTCAGCGCGCTTGTTGTAGTAGCGCGGATCGGTGGCGGGCGCTTCCCCGATGACCGGCTGCACGGGATAGCGGGCCGTCGTCAGCGCGTCGACGGCCCCGTGGCCCCAATGGCCGGAGTCGTCGACGAACACCATGATGTCACCGTCCGGCGCCCATAAGGTGATCCCCTGCGCGATGCGCGCCGCGATCTGCATCGTGTTCTGCACGCGCATTACGACCGGCTTGAAGGCGACGACGCCCTGACGCGGGAAGAGCACCGTCCGATCGTCGCCGAACCGCGCCACGTCGACGCCGATGCGCTTCTGCGCCCACTCGTAGGCATCGATCCGATAGTGCCGCGCCATCGCCGCCTCGACATCCTCGATGCTGAGGAGCGCGTTGAGGCTCGCCGGCGGGAACTGCCCGAGAATGAAGCTCTTGACCCACGGGTTCTCACGGCCATAGGTGGCGATCTGCTCGGTCGACCATTGTTTCGGTTCGTCCCCGACCCGCGGGTTGTGGACCCAGGCGTTCGGATCCTCGGGATCGCCCGTCACGCGGATCACATGCCACAGGTGCCGCAGCTCGTTGGCTGCCGCGTAGAGCATCCCTTCGAGTGACACCGGGTTGCCAGCCTGGATCAACTTCGCGAACCCGCCGCCGGCCTGCGCGAGCGCCTGCTCGGCGGCCCGGAGAATCGCCGTCGGAATCGCCCCCGATTCATCCCCCATGGCGAGCACATATTTCGAGTGCAAGCCCGAGAGCGTCGTCCCCATCTCGTCGGCGTTCGCCGTCTTGGACCAGGTGCGCGCCGAGAGGAACCAGGTTTCAGGATGATCGTTCGCGAAGATCCGCCGAGCGGTCAACGTGAACGCGGCCCGGAGATACCGGGATTGATTCTGCCACTTCGCGAATTCCTTCCAGAGATTGTCGCGGAGGTTGTCCCCCGTAATGGCGAAGGCCGCGCCCTGCGGATGATCGACCGCATCCCCCTGCACCCCCAGGAACCACCAGCCCGCGATCGCGAGCACCGCCGTCTTGCCAGGCCCGACACACGCCTGCAGCGACACGCGCCGATGCTCCGGCTTCGAGCTGGCGAAGGCGAGCAGCGCCTCTTCTTGCCACGGATCCGGCGTGAAGTGAAATTGCTCCCAGGCGAATTGGAGAATCCCGCGCGGCTCGTCACGCCAGCGTTTGATGTTCGCTTGCGCCGGCGTCAGCTCAGGCACGCGAGCCCGCGATGATGTCCGAGAGCGATTCCGTTACGTCGAGCACATGCTTGATCGAGTGCCGGCCGCTGCACTTGTTCAGTTCCTTGATGGCGGAGACTTGCGTCGCCGCCGGAACGAGGGGGTTCAGCGCCAGGCTAGAGAGATGTTGATCCCGCTGCTCGGCCGTCAGGATCGCGGCCGTCGTCCGCCGGCGCTGCCGCGCGGTCACGGCCGCGACGATCTTGGGTTTTCTCAGCAGCTTGTGCGCGCTCGACGCGGCGACGTTGGCGGTCCTGGCTTTGTAGCCCGCGAGGCGATACGCCTGCGTCGCATTCCCGGCACAGCTCCCGAGATAGCCGTCGATGAAGCGCCGCTCTTTGACGGTAAGGGGTTTCGTCACGGCCTCACCCGGACCACCATGCACTCAGGAGCGCGACCCCGATCATCATGACCCCGATCCCCCAGTTCCAGCCCCGCCAGGCGACGTAATAGCCGACCGAGAACCAGACCAGCGCGATCGCCGCGATGTCGCCAACAGTAAGAGGCATCGTCATCATGGCTGCATCACCCCGCGCCCTACGAACCGGGCACGACCCGAAGGCCGGTTCCCGCGGCCGGGGCGACCACGAGGCGAATAGCGAAAGGGCTCGACTTCACGCTCTCGATCGTTGTGCCTGGAATCGACACGATGTCGGCCGTGGTCAGCTCCAGGGTGTGCGTCGCGGGCGTCATCGGCGGCAAGGCCCCCGTGCAGACGAACGGGCTCGCCGTGCCCGTGCAGGCCGTGCCCGTCAGCACCGTCCGCGCGCCCGCGTCCACATAGAGCGCGTATTGATAGCCGTTCGCCGTTGCCAGCGTCGGCGCCGCTTGATCCCACCCGAGTTTCGAGGTCGCCGTCGCCGGTGTTTGCGCCGCAGCCGGCAGAGCCAGCCCGAGCACGAGACACGTCAGTAGTAGTCTCACCATGAGTCCCCCTTATTGTTGTTGAAGAGCCGGATCGAAGCGGCACAGGTGAAGCCCGACCTGCATCGGATCAAGCCGCCGCGGGGCGACGGTCCACGCTGGCCCCTCGTGTTGCACCAGGCGCCCGGACGGAAAGAACATCGGCCGCAGCTCGCCCGTCTCCACCATCTGCGCCTCTGTGTAATCGATGATGACCGCCCCGCAGCGTTGGCACCGCTGCACGCCGTCCTGCGGCTCGCCGGCTAGATGGTAGATCATCCGCGAGCCTCAGGCGCTCTTGAGAATGACACGCGAGGGCCTCCTGACTGACCCGAGGTGCGGGGCGGCATGCGCGGCGATGACGTGCGAATGGGCCATGAGCGCCACCGCCTGCTTCACGAGCGTCCACGCGATCTGTTCCGCCGCGTGGGGACTCTCGGCTTCAAGCGACAGACGCACCGTCACATCGACCGTGTGCATCGTCTCGGCCTGGCCTTCGATGATCGTGGTCTGTTCCGCGTGTTTGATCGCCTTCTTGAACTCGCTGACTGTCCAGCCTTCATCGCGCGCCTTTTCAAGCCATGCCTCTTGTTGCGTTGGTTCGAGCTTCGTCACCGCATCAGAATGCGTGATTGACGGCGACAGATCGCGGGCACGCTCTTTCACTTTACGGCTAATCGTTGCCCTGTTCTCGATCGTGTGACGCGCCAACCCTGTGACACTGATCAGCTGATCGCGCTGCTCGCGCCAGTCTCGTCGTTCGTCTAGATAGACCACTAAATCGCCCACCCAATACGGCGACGACTCTTCAGCATTCGTGGCGAACTCGAATGCGGCCTGCCACCCTGCCGATGTTGGCGTCGTGCCGGCACAGGGGACGACGCCGCGGGCGCGCAGTTCAAACCCGCCGACCGTGAGCGGCTGCTCATTGAACAATCTCCCGTCCGACGGGAGATTTTCCTTACGTCGCTTCGGCATGTGCCTTTCCTTCGCGTTTACGGCGTGGACGCCACGGCGAGCCGCATGCGCGGATAAACTCCAGAATCATGCCATCCTCGTCAACTGTCGTCTCCCGCGTCTTCGTGAGGGTTCTATTCTCCAGCACAAACGGGCCGATGACGATTCTGAAACCGCCATCGGCTAGGCGCTCTATTGTGCCTTTGCGCCGCATCCTAGACCGCCGCTGACTACTCACCGTCGCCTGGCGCCGCCGCGTCTTCGCCACCGGCTGCCGCGGCGTCCGACTGTTCCAGATCCTCGCTGCCGGCGTCGCCGGTTTCCTTCGTCAGCCGCACGCGGAGCTTCTCCGCCCCCGGGATCCTTGCCAGCTCGACGCCCCCGTGACGATACACCGTGATCCCCTCGCGGACCATCACTTGCAGCGCCGAGTCGTCGAGGCTCTTCTCTTCGAGCGTCGCCGCGTTCTTCTGCGTGCGGCAATCGTTGATCCCTTCGCAGAGGTTATCGAGCTTCCGCGAGCGAACCTGCTCCATGCCGGGCAGCACTTGACTCCGCGGTCCCTTCTTCGTCGACGCGCGCGCCTTCAGGCTGGCCCGTGCCGGCGCCGCCCGCTTCTTCGGATACTTCAACCCCGCCGGCTTCTTCGCCTTCTTCGCCTTCTTCGCCATCACAGCCTCCTGTTTAATTTCCACTGACGTTGCCGCGATCGAATGGTCAGACGATGCCGTCGTCGATACTCAGCGAAGTAACGACGGAGATGATTACGGTGTCTTTTCCGCCAACCCGATGCGTAGACTCGCCGATCGGGCGCTTTGACCCCATTCGCCTTTTGCCGGCGGCGATATTGGCTGGCGCAGCGACGACCGGCCGCCGGATCGGCTTTGTAGCGGTCCTTGTGATAAGTCGGATGCGCCATGAACCAAGCGCGATCGCGGCGTTGCTTTCGCCTGATATTTTCCATGCGTCCTCCGGCAGAACTCAGCGATCAAAAGCGAATCGGCGATCGCATGGGTGATCTTGATCCTCGGAAAGAGCTGCTCCGCCCGTTTCTTGCTGATATTCTTATCCCCACCAGTGAGGCAGGACAGCGCCGCCTGCCACTTCCGCGGCACGACGATATCGAACGGGATGCCGGCCGCGTGCAGCGCCATCTGCATCGCCCCGTAGCCGCGGCCGTAGTTGAACGCGCTCGAGCTGCCCATCTTTGGGAACGACTGCGCGAACTCGAGGACCGCGAACACTTCCCAGCCGGTGCCAGGCTGCTCGAGCGACTCCGTCAGCACGCGAAAGAGCTGCAGCAGCTCCGCGTCAGTCGCCGGCGTCTTGTCGACACGGAAGACGCTGCCGTCGGAACACAGCGCGGCGACCGCTCCATTGACGCCGTTGTCGATGCCGAGATACAGCATGCAGGCTCCGTGATTCTAGCGAACAACTCGCGCCGCCGTCAACGCCGTTTTGCCCGCTGCCGGATGATCGCCCGCGTCTTGGCGTCCTGCTCCTCGTCGGCCGTGGCGGCCGTCGCCTGCGCGTCCGTTTGCTGGCCGGCATCGGTGAAGAGCTGGATATCCCGGTCGAGGCTCAGGTTCACCGTCCCGGTTGGTCCGTTCCGCTGCTTTTCCAGAATGAAATTCGTGATCCCGCTCTCTTTGTGGTTCTTCCGGTGCAGGAAGCAGACGAGATCGGCGTCCTGCTCCAGTGAGCCGCTGTCCCGCAGGTCGTCCAGGGATGGCCGCGAATGCCCGATCCGCTTGAGTTGGGAGAGCACAATCACGGGCACGCTCAGCTCGTCCGCCAGCCACTTAAGCCGCTGCGAGATGTCGCCGAGTTCTTCGTTCCGCGTCGCCGCGCGCCGATCCAGGCTCCCGCGGATTAACTGCACGTAATCGACCACCACCAGATCCAGCCCGTGCTCGTGCCGCTGGCGCCGGCACGCCAGGCGGATGTTTGAAACCGTCAGCCCGCTCCGGTCGTTGATGTAGAGCGGCAGCTCGGCGAGGATCCCGAGCGCCGTCGCGAGCCCCTTGTAATCGCTGTCCGTGAGATAGCCAGTTTGGATTTTCGAGAGCGGCACGCCTGAGAGGAACGACAGCATCCGCCGTTCGAGTTGTCGGCGCCGCATCTCCAGCGAGAAGATCGCGACGTGCTTCCCTTGGCGCGCCGGCACGATCGCGCTGTTGACCACAAACGCCGTCTTGCCGATCGACGGCCGCGCCGCGATGATGATCAGGTCGCCACTCTGCCAACCCTGCGTTTGGTCGTTGATCGAGGGAAAGCCGGTATCGAGCCCGAGTAGTTGGCCTTTGTTCGCGACGAGCGCCTCCAGGTCGTCGAATAACTCGCTTGCACGCTCCTTCATCTCCACCAGGCCGCCAGCCTCGCCGTGGAATTGCGCGTCCAAGAGCGCCCGATCCGCCTCGATGAGAATCTCCGTCGAGGTCCGCGCCCCGTCGTAGGCGTGCGCGACGAGTTGACTGCCGGCGTGGATGAGCTGGCGCAGGAGGAACTTCTCGCGCACGATGCCAGCGTAATACGGCACGTTGGCCGAATGCGGCAAGCCGTCGACAAGACTCGCGAGATAGGCCGGCCCCCCCACGTCTTTAAGATCGCCGGTGCGCGCGAGTTCAGTGGTCAGCGTGATCGGATCGATGCCCTGCCTCGCATCGGCGAGCGCCGTCATGCTCTTCCAGATCCGCCGGTGCGCGTCACGATAGAACATCGCGCCCGTGAGCACTTCCGCCGCGTGATCGACGACGCTGTTATGAATTAGGACGGAGCCAAGAACGGATCGCTCGGCCTCGATGTCGTGCGGGAGCACCCGGTCGGCTGCGGGTGTCGGCGTCATGCCCGCAACTCTGCGCTGCGCTTCCTCGTGTGCTCTTGATCGGAGTGACACGGCGGCGTGTGCCGGCAGTCGGCCGGCGCCTCGACCAGCTCCAACTCCGACGACTCGCCGGAATCCGCGTAGCGGTTGACATTCGCGACGAAGAGCGCGAACGGATGCCGCGCCTTCACGAGATACGGATCGTCGTCGCGCACGTAGTTCAACCAGCGCGCCGTGATCGGCGCCGGCCCGCCGAGCAGCTTCCATAGCCGCTTGAGGTTCGGCCGGTCCTTCACGTATTGCCAGATGTAAGGCGTCTTGTGGCGCGCGGCCCACGTCGCCGAGAGCGCCTGCTCCAACCCCTTCAACCCGTCGCCGATGCCGGCCTCGCCGTTGAGGAGCCGGCCGATTTCTTCGGTCACGTCGGAGCTTTTCGCTTGCAGCTCGCGCAGGGTGTCATAAAGCCGCTTCAGTTTTTCAAGGGTTTTCTTTTCCGCGTCAGCCATGCCCTCTCACTTCTTTCTTTCTAATCTCGGCGTTGGATCGAATGGCCCGTGACGCACCGTCGCAACCTCACGCCAGGACACACCAAGTTTCTGAGCCACCCGATCGATGCTCATGCCCCGTCTGAGCCACTTCAACATGTGCATCCTGAGTCGCTGCGTGGCCTCAATGTCACCATAGAACCGACGGCGACGTAAGCTCGCGAACCGCCTCGGCCCTGGCAGCACATCCGTGAGCGCCTTCACGCTGCTCGCAGCTCCGACTTTCTTCCCATCGTAGTGTCTAGGACTTTTCACCTTACTCATCGCCTTCACTTGTGTTCCAGTCAGCCCGTCCCTGAGCCCCCCGAGGCGTAGGCTCCCCATAGGAGAGCCAGCCAGCCCTTGCCCTGTCGCCCTTACGTGGCCGATGCTCGCGTGACGACACGGCATCGGTAGGCTGGATATACGTTACCGTCGCACGGCATCCCCTGCGCCCTCCAGCCCTTCGGCTCCAGGCTGCCCGCTGTGCAGCTTCCCGATAGCGGGCTTGGTTGAAACGCATGGCCTCGGTGGCGAGCGGGCCGTCAACCATGCGACGCGCTCGGGGATTTGAATTGGAAGAGGGTCCGGGGTAGAATGACCACCGGAAACGCCGTCCTCCGAGACTTCACCTCGGGCGCGGTTTTGAGGCCGGTCGAGTTCAATAAGCCACTCGACCGGCCTGTTCTTTATACGCGCCTCCGCCATGACACGCAACCGCAAGATATGGGGGCATCACCACAACCCAGACGCCGCCGCTCGTAGGCTCACTAGCGCCGTCCTTTCCGCGCGATCGCGAGCGTGATCAACTGCGACGCCTGCCCCATCGTCAACCCAGCGACCGTGTGCGGCACACCCATCTGCCGTAACCGCGCGAGTTGTTTGTCGCTGGCCGGGTTCCGTTTCCACGGCGCATCGGTTGCCGCGAGCCGCGTCACGCTACGACGCTCTTGCAGCACGAACGCCTCGGCGTGGCCGGCCGCCTGCTGTGCCGTCTCGACGCCCGCGGCGAGAGTGCGCTGCCGCACCGGGCCGCCGTGTTCCCTTGACGGACGCAGCGTGAGCGCCACGTCCCACTTGCCCAACAGATCGCGGGCAACCTCGATCGTTTCATGCCCCTCCGCCCAGGGATACGAGAGCCGAAACGTCTCAAGGCCGACGCGCAGCCAATCGAGCGCGCGGCCCAGGCCGAACGCCCCCAACGGTTCCACTTTCCAGATGTCGAAGGTGGACGCGCGCGCGCGGAGTTGCTCAAGCGTGAGCCGGCCGTTCTTGAGCAGCGCGTCGAGATCGACCTGCGGATATCGCTCACGGAACGCTTCCAGGTCGCGCTCCAGGTCGGTGAGCGCGTGGCCGTCGGCGAGGAGGCCAGGAGGCAACCCGTAGAGGACCGGCGCCGTTTGCAGCGAATGCCGGCGCGCCACGTCGACCACATCGATCACGATGCACTCGGTTTTGCCTGGATGGATCCGCAGGCCGCGCCCGGTCATCTGTTCGTAGAGCGTCGCGCTCTTCGTCGGTTTCGCGTGCAGAATGCAGCCCGTGCGCGGCAAGTCCACGCCTTCCGTCAGCACCATGCAGTTGCAAATCACATCGAGCGTCCCGTCGGTGAATCGCGTGAGCATGTGGCGCCGATCCTCCTTCGGCGTCTCGCCGCTCAACGCCTCCGCCGCCACACCCTGCCGGCTGAACTCCGCGGCAAGCGCGTGCGCGTGCGCCACGTCCACCGTGAAGGCCAGCGTCGAGAGCCCGTCGGCGTGCGCGCGCCAGCCGGCGACGGCGAGCTTGTTGCGGACCTCAAGATTCACCGCGGCGGCCAGATCCTTCTGATTGAACTCCCCGGCCGTGATGCGAACGTCGTCGAGGTTAACGGTCGACTCGATGACCCACGGCACGATCGGCACGAGCCACTGGTCGTCAATCGCCTGCTTCAGCGCGTAGCTGTAGGCGATCGTCTGGAAGACGCAGCCCAGGCCGATCGCGTCCGTGCGGTTCGGCGTCGCCGTGACGCCGATCAAGAGTTGATCCTTCGGCGCGATATCGTCCCATCCTTGAAGCGCCTTCTGCATGACGGCGATATCGTCGTAATCGACGGCCTCGATCTCCTCCTGGTTGCTCTCGTCGTTGCCCGGCAGGAACCCGAGATGCACGAGGGCCGTCCGGTAGCTCGCCGCCGCGGCATGGTGCGCCTCGTCCACGATGACCAGCCGGAACCGATGATGCTGAAGCAGCCGATGCAGCCGCGTGAACTTCCGCGCCGACAAGGTTTGAATCGACGCGATCACGACCTCGCTGTAGCGGTTCGCGTGCAGATCGCCCTGCTCGATGTCGACGATGAGCCCAGGATTCGCAGCGCAGATTTTGGCCCGCGCCTGGAAGAGCAGCTCTTCGCGGTGCGCGATGACGAGCATCTTCCGCTCGCCCTTCGGGAACGTCTCTAGCCAGGCCGCCAGGCGAGGCTGCTTGAGCAGGGACGCGAACCAGACAGTTTTGCCGGTGCCTGTCGGCTTTTTGACCAGCAGCCGATTCTGGCCTTTGTCCAAAAAGGCGTCACAGACGGCCGTAGAGGCGTCCGTCTGGTAGAACCGTAGGGAAGGCGCCCCCTCCCTGGCGTTCGTGCCCTGGCCGGCCGCCTGGCCTGCCGGCAGGGCATTCTGAGCGTCCATCTAACTCTCCCTCGCTGCCATCGGCAGCGCGTTGTCGAAGACCCAAATAACCGCCAGCGCCAGCCAGCTCGCGACGTTGGCCTGGCCGAGCGACTTGTTGATGCGCTCGAGGTTCGGCTCGATGATGTTCCGCTCGATTTCCTTCGCGCAGCGCGGCAGGGTAATCCAGCCGTGCATGACCGCGTC